AAAGCCTGTAAAATATAGTAATATGAAAATAATTTAATATTTTATCCCTTTTTGTTTGGGGGTTTAAAAAATAGTTATATCTTTGCTATATCAAAATGAAACAATAATGAAAGATAACAAAGGTACGCAGATTATCAAACTATCTGCTCACGTATAAGAAAAGAGATAAGAAACGACCAAATATCAGGTGGTATGGCTGGCATCTACAATCCAAGCATCACGCAAAGACTTAATAACTTGGTTGAACATCAAGAAGTGAAAGCAAATATTACAACAACACCAATTTTCGGCAACAATCCACTTGACAAAATATAACTGTGCTAAATTAGTATATATAAAACGCTGGGAAAATAGCTATGTTTGTTAAAATGATATACATTTTATGGTAGAAAATGACTTCACATATAAACCTACAACAGCATTTTGGAAAATCCAAAAACTGATAAAAGACGGTATATCTAAATTTAAAGACAAAGAGCAAAAGGTTTTTATAATACAAGGTGGGCAAGGTGCTGGCAAAACCATTTCTATACTAATGCTGTTAGCAGATTATCTACAAAGGAATAAAGCAGAGGGAACTATTTGCTCTGCGGAATTAACAAAGGTAAAAGATACAGTTTTAAATGACTTTGTAAAAATAATGCAAGACTATAATCTTTTCGATTACCGAAAATATGATAAAACACGCTCAAAGTATGTAATTGATAATGGGCATTTTGTAGAGTTTATAGGACTTGATAAAGAAGATATAGGAAAAGGGCGTAGAAGAAAATTTGTTTATATTAACGAAGCAAACAAAATCACACAAAAACAATACAGCGACATTACGGCAAGGGCGGAGATAGTTATAATCGATTTTAACCCTGACAAGCATTTTTGGGGTCACGATTTAATAAACGATTTTAACTTTATAAATTTAACCCACGAGGACAACGAGTATTTAAGTGAGAATGAGCGCAACAATATTTTAGCTTATTATGAAAAAGGCTACAATCCTGATGGAACAGTAAAGAATGAGTTTTGGGCAAACCAATGGCGAGTTTATGGCTTAGGCGAAATAGGTAGCATCGAGGGTCGTGTGTTTACGCATTTCAAAGAAGTTGATGCTATGCATTTCTTGAAATTACCGTTTAAGTCGCATTATGGCGTCGATTGGGGAGTAAACCATAAATTTGCAATAATTGAGGGCAAGTATGATAGAGATACAAATACAATCTATTACCACGAATTAAATTATAAAAGCGAAAATGAATTAATATCTGAGTTACCAAGCGAGTACATTGCTAAAATGAATGAGAATGGTGGAATTATTAGATATACTTTTGATAAGTTACAAATACCTAAAAATGCAGATATAGTTTGCGACTGTGCAAATCCTGAAAAGATATTAATATTAAGAAAATATGGCTGGGAGCGAGCCTATGGAATAGCAAAACCAAAAGGCAGTATAATGAGTGGTATATCATTGATGCAAGGTACAAACGTTTATTATACATCAACTTCTAACGGTATAAGATTAGAACAGCAAAACTACTCCTACGCCAAAGATAGATTAGGAACTATTGATGATGAAGTCATAGACGATTTTAACCATTCATTAGATGCTTGCCGTTATTTGCGCAAACATTTTGAAACAAGAAAATAAAAAAAGTTATTATTATTTAGACTAAATAAAAATAAAGTATTATATTTGCGATTGTAAAAGGTTAATTTAGAGTAGTTAGGTTTTTTAATATTGTAATTTTGCTACCTCAATTTTGGTAGGATTGAGGTAGTTTTTTAAAAAAGCAAATGGCATATAATTTTAATTTATCATTCGGGAGAAGTTTACCTAATTTCGTTGAGCGAGATGTAAAAGGCAACTGGTTTTACTCAATGCTTTTCGGAAGTAAAAAGAGAGGTGGCTTCAAGGACTATGAATGTATGCTAAATGAAGTTTTGCAAAACCCAGCAATTTTAAAAGTACTTACATTTAGAGCTGATGTTTATTCACAAGTTAGAATAGACAGCTACAAAAATGATAAAATAGACAAAAAAAACATTCTTTTTGATATACAAAAACGCCCTAATTATTGGCAAACGTGGAGCGAGTTTCATTTTGATGTAGAGTTTTATCGTTGTTTAGGCAGTGCTTATATATACAAACAAGGGGAAAGTGTTTATTGCTTAAACCCAGCTAAAATCAAAATTGACAAAACCACACAAGAACTTTACCAAAGATTGATATTCTCGCAAGGCGCAGTAAGAGATTTTAAAGGCAAAACATTCAAATACAAACTTAACGATAATAAAGAAACTATACTTGAATTATCTAACTTATATATTTTAAGTGATTTAACAGGTAGTTTAAGTAACGACTTCTTTGCACCACCAAGCCGTTTAGAGAGCTTGTACCAAGTAGCTATTAATGGTAATTTAGCGATAGCTTCAAAGACAAGAAATTTAGAGTTTACTCAAAAATATCTAATAAGTGGGCAACATAATAGCAGTGACACATCTTCTGTACCTATGGGAGAAAAAGAAAAAGATGGCATTGAAAAAGGTTTATTAGGACAAAGAGTAATACACGCCACAGAAAGCAAAGTAGATTTTACTCATTTGGTAAGTAACTTAAAGGCGTTAGGACTTGACGAAAGCTATTTAGCTGATTTAACTATTGTAGCTAATATGTACGGGGTTGATACAGATGTTTTAGGAATTAGCACAAAAAAATCGAGTTATGAAAACAAAGAAAAAGGCATAGGGGCGTTTATAGATTATACCTTAATGCCAAAAGTTCAACAACTAACTGAATTGTATGAGCAGATTTATGAACTTGAAGATGTAAGAGGAACTTTTGAACATCTACCGTTTAATCAAATATTCCAAGCTGAAAAGGTAACAAATGATAATAATAAACTTACCAACTTAAAATTAGCACAGGAGTTGGGGGTTGATGAAAAAATATTAAAAGAAAAAGCAACTTTAATAATTGGCGAGTAATGAGTGATATTGGCAAAGAAATACAAAAAATAGATAAAATGCTACAAAATGAGCATTTGCCCGAAGATTTAAGAGCTTCTTTGGAAAAGAAAAAACACGCATTGTCTAAACAAAAAGAGATATTGAAATGATAAAATGTAAAGAGTTAAACAAAGAGTTTGCAACAGAAAAGGAACTCTTTACCGCTTTAAAAGAAAATGAGGCATTAATCTTTGCTCAAAAGAAAATGGAATGCAAAAGTATCGATAAAGGCAATGCTATTGTGTTAAACCAAGTTGAGCTATGTAAAAACTTTGAAGCAGATACCGAAAAGGCTTTTAAAACAGATGACGACCATTATTATATCGTTGTAAATTCTGCAAACTATTTAGACAGCCACAAAGATGTACACGTTTCAGGTAATTGGGATAAAACTGTAAATGACCAACAAGGAAAGGTTTATTTATTGTGGGGTCACGAGTTTGGTATTACTGATAATATATTAGCGTTCCCGAATGATATTGAAATGTTTACCGCCAACATAAAATGGTCTGCGCTTGGCAAAAGTTATGCTGGTAGTACTTACTCGTTAATCTACAAAATAAAAAAAGATGCTATTCAAAACAAAAAAGTAAAAGAGTGGTTAGACAACGGACAACCATTACAAGCATCTGTAAGAATGATTTATGTAAAATTATTATCAGCATTTAATACAGATGACAAAGATTTTGCAGAACAAAAAGCAGTATTTGATAAGTATTACCCATTAATTGCCAACAAAGAAGAATTTGAAGAAATAAGATATTTTTGGGTAGTAAAAGAAGCGCAAAATAAAGCCGAAAGTAGTTTATTGCCCTATGGTAGCAATTCTGCAACAGGGCGAATAGAAACCAAAGAAGATTTAGAAATTGAAGCCGTTGAAGACACTTCAAACGAAATACCCGAGCCGTCAATAGACACTCAAACTGAGCAAAAAAATAAAGTAATAATTTTTTAAATTAAAAGTAAAAATGGATTTTAAATTTAAAACACAGGAAGAACTCAAAATAATGAGTGATGCCGAAGTAACTAATTACCAAGCCGATTTAGAGGCTTACAGAGTTACACAAATGAAAGACACGGTTACAACCGAAGTAAAAGAGGCTTTAAACAAAGCACAAGAAACGTTAAAGAACTTCTTAATTGATGAGGTAACTAATCAAATGGCAGAAAAAACAAATCAAACCAAAAACGAAACCCGATTTGTACAAGAAATGCTTAAAAATGTAGAGGAATTTGACACAAAAGACAGCAACTACCGTTCAAACATCACAATCAAAGCTCCTGACTATATGGGAACTGCAAACGTTCAAAACAGTGTAGCTGGTGGATATTCTCCTTTATTTGGAAACTACATTGATGCCGAAGTTGGTCACACACCAAAACCCGAGCTATGTATTTTGCCGTTAATCAATTTAAAAACACAGCCAAACACAGAAGTAATATATCATACTTCAAGATATAATGAAAATGGCGATGCTGTATTTTTAAACGAGGGAGGTTTAAAACCAATCGTAAAAGCAGAATGGATTACAGACCAAACAAACGCAAAAGAAGTAGCTTTACGCTGGAAGTTTACAAAAAGATTAATGAAACACGCTCCAAGTGTAGTGTCTGATTTTGCAGAACACGCAGTTGAATTAATGGAGTTGAAAATGGACGATGGTGCTTTGTCAGGCGACGGTATTGGAGCAAATATGTTGGGTATTACAGACCCAGCAGTATCTTCTGCATTTATACCGCCCGTACAATTAGCTAACCAAGTTGCAATGCCAAATATCTACGATGCTATTATAGCTATTGCTTCGCAAATTGGACTATTGAACTTCAAAGGCAATTTGACCGCTGTACTAAACACTGTTTGGGAAGCTAAAATGAAAACATTGAAAAATGTGAATGGCGACTATATCATCCCGCCATTTGTTACACCAAGTGGAGATATGGTAGGTTCTGTAACTGTAAAATTCAGCAATAGAATTTTAGATACACATATATTAGTTGGAGATTTAAGAAAATTCAATGTAGTTGTATGTGATGAAATCGAGTATGACGAGGGGTATGAAAATGACGATTTTAGCAGAAACCTTGTTAGTAAAAAATTAGAAGCATTTATTGCCTCTTACATCAAAAGAGCAGATATCGGGTCTATCGTTTATGACGAAATAGATGTAGTATTGACCGCTATTGAATTACCATAATCATTAATATTATAAGATATGTCAAAAGTAGAAAAAACCGTAGAAAAATTTGATGCTGTTTCGATGTTAAAAGAAAACGGAGCAAATAAAACAGTAGTTAAATTGACCGAGAGAAAAAATGTGAGAATGATTAAAGATACATACCATTTAAAAGCTGGTAGAGTAGTAACGCCTCACATAGTAGTAGCTGATGCCTTTATTAAACAAGGTATAGCAGAAGAAGTAAAAGAATAAAACATTTTTGAGTTATGTTAATAAAAGCAACTGATTTTAAAGGAGAAGTATTTGTAAGTAGCACATTAGAGGAATTTGGCAATGCTAATGAATTACAGTACTACATAGACAAGTACGCTTCGCAGTTGCTTTTATTTGCTCTTGGAAAAACGCTTTTTGATGAATTGAAATTACAGCTCGATGTTAATGGCGACTTGTTGCCAACTGCACCACAAGAGTGGGTAGATTTTGTTGCAAAAGCAAAACAACCGCTATTGTTTTATGTTTTTTGGTACTATTACCAAAATGGAAATGTACAAATAAAACTAAACATAAAAAACGCAACAATATTGAGTTCACGACCTACATTAGCTTATGTATGGAATGAATTTATTAGACTTTACCAATCAAACTGCGAGCATATACACCCGTTTATATCTATGAGCGAGTGGGGTATATTTGTAGATTATTTTGGAACAAATAATGAAGAAATAGATGAGGTAAGTCTTATACAATTCGTGCGTGATACATTCGATTTTCACGAAAGCAAGTTGTTTAGAACGAGTGCAAACACAAATAGGCTTGGTATATGATAACGATAGGAATGCTTTTAAGAAATGAGTTCGCTGATGTAACATTTAATGATGAGCCAATCAATACAGATTTTGGTACTCAAAAAATGTTAATAGAGTGGATAAAAGACAAAGACCGTTCTAATCAAAAAAAATACCCCTTATTGTGGTTTGTGATAGATAGTTATAACGACATTAACGACCAGTACGAGGCAAAAGTGAGATTTATATTGTTTTACCAAAGCAAGTACCACTTTAAAAATAAAGATAGGTTTGAGTTGGTTTACAACAAAACATTAAACCCACTTTATGAAATCGTAAAAGAGAAATTAATATCGTCAAGAAACATAAACATTATGGGCTTGCAAAATCAAGTTTTTAAAAACATCGTTGATGCCGATAATTATGGCGTTAATTTCGATACATTGACAATCAAACGTCAGGAACACGATTTTAGTAGAGAAGCTGAGAGAGGAAAACAAAGCATAGCGCAAGAAGTTTTAGATGCGAAAATTTTTGAATTAACAATTAAAATCAATAAAAAATTATGTTAAACACATATATTACAGCCTGTGTATTAGAATCAATAACAGGTATTGCAGTTGCCGACTGCGATTTAAAGAGTTTAGGCGATACAATGGGTATATCTTTATTATCAAAAGATGTATCTTTTTTGAAAACATTAACCAACGCCGAGTTTAAAACAAATTGGGAAAACTATGTAAGCGATGGTAAAATTGTGCCTTTAAAACAAGTTTTCGATTTTACACAAAACACAGGCGAAAATGAGGTTGCTACTTCAAGTTTAGGAATTAAAACTAAAATTAGAGAAGCAAAAGCAGATTTTACGTTTAGATATGACCGTTCGCATTGTTTTGATAATCAATTATCAAAATTAATGAATAAAGAATGGGATATTGTTTTGCATATGTCAAAAGGTCTTTTAATGACAACTAACGAGGCTGGAACAGTATTAAAAGGATTTGATGTATCATATAGCGATAAATCAACGTTCAAACTACAACAAGGAACAGACCCTCAAAGTTCGTCTGTAATGATACAATTCTCTCCTATGGGAACAGAAGAATTTAATTACAGAAAAGTAGTTCTTGATACAGTTGCATTAGGTTTCAACCCATTTAATTTGAATGGACTTGTACAGTTGGATTTGAGTTTTGATATTGCTCCAATAGTAGGGGCTGAAAAATTAACAATAAAAGTTTTAAATGCTTGTAGCGGTAACCCTGTTACTGGTATTGCTAATGCTGGATATTGGGGTTTAATTTCAAGTGAAGCAAACACTATAACGGGTACACCAACAGATGAAGGTGGTGGAATATATGCTATTGACTTAACCACACCATTGGTTTTAAACGAAACTGTAAGAGCGTATCTCACAGATGGCACATACAATAGTATTACAACCCCTTTGGGTGTCAAGTACACAGGTAGTACACCTACCGTAAAAACAGTATAAAAACTGAAAATAAGGGCGGTGTTAAAAACCGCCTTTTTTTATATTATGATACAAAATAGCTACGAACATATCGCTTTTAAGGTAAGTGCTGGCGAGATTGAAACGTTTTTTTATAATGAGTTTGAAAGGATATTCCCATTAATAAAGAAGTCTATAAAAGAACGCTGGAAAACAGGACAAAAACCTGATGGCAGTAGAATAGGTTTATACTCTTGGTATAGTTACTCTTTATTTAAAGAAGAAAAAAACCCATTGGCTGGTTTTGGTGTTGTAGATTTAACCTTGACAGGAAGTTTAGGAGATAAACTTACATTTGGTTTACTATCGGAAAATGAATATATGATATTCTCAACAGATGAAAAATATAGAGATATAGTAGAAAAGTATGGCGAGTACAACTTCAATATAACCGATAAAGAGCGAGATAATATAGTAGCAGAAATAACAAAAAAAGTAGTAAACGAAATCATTAAAATAGCATATTATGAGTAAATGTTTCACTTGTGGGCAAAATATGCCACAAACCACAAAGCAAAGAATAGAGCAATACAAAAAACTTGCAGAAGTTACAGGAAAAAACTATGTATATTTTGAAACTGAAAACGGTAATATAGGAATATCACAAGCCAGCGGATTTGTGCCAAAAGAGGGCAAAGAGTTTGCATTAGTAACAGAATTTAACCCGAATAAAAATGACAACAAAGCAAGAAAACCTACAAAACAAATACCAGTCGCTGGAAACGTTCCCGTTAGTGGAGTGGTGGAAACTTCTAAACAAGGAACTCGAACTAAAAGAAGTAAGCCAAGAAAAGCTAAATGATTTATACGATGAGTATTTTGAGCGTATGAATAACTCAAAAGCAAAGTTTATGCTACGTGAAAGTATGGCTTTGGATAGAGAGTTTTATAAAATGAATTTGATAGTTGAGTACATCAAAAATTATAATTCACTTTTAAAAATACCTGAAATCAAAATACAAGAAGAACTGAAAGCGCAGTTTTTAGATAGTTTAAAGCAGTTGTTCCCATTGGTTAAATTAAGCGTATTTTCTACATTAGAAGAAATAAGCCAAACATTGATATTGCTTTACAACGGACAAAACGAGATAATACAAGAAAAACAAAAAGAAAACAACGAAAACGAAAAAACCAATATTTATAAGATAGTCGCTAATATTAGCGTATCTTTAAATTTAAAGTTAAACCCAACAGAATTAAGTGTGGCCGAGTTTATCGAATATTATAAAATAGCAGAAGAAAATGGCAAGTAATGTTATAGATATTAAAAAAGAAGTATCGGAGTTAGTCGAACTTTGGAGCAAACAAAATCAACTTTTGAAAGAGGCTTCTGTTTTGGCTAACCAATACGGACAAAACATACCAAAACGCCCAAGTGATAACACTAATGAGCGAGCAAAAGGAGTGGCTAACTTAACTGCTATACAAAAAGAGCAGTTAAGAGTAGAACAACAGCTCGAAAGTGTTAATGCAAAAATAGCTATTGCCAATGATAAAAACACACAAACATTAGCCGAACAAAGAACAGTTTTAAAATCTTTGAATGGTGCTTATGCAGAACTTACAGAAAAACACAAAAAAGCATCAATAACATTACGTGATTTGGTAGCACAAGGTGTAAAAGCTGGGCAAACACAAAAGCAATATAATAGAGAGCTTGCAAATGCAAAAAGAGAATATGACCAACTCGATGCAAAAGTAGTAAAAGCCAATAGGTCAATTAATCGTTTCAATGATAATGTAGGTAATTACCCTAAATTAGCTGGTGGCATTCGTGATTTAATGGGTGCTTTCGGTGTAGCAACAGGAATATATTTAGCCGTTGATATAGGTAAGAACATCTTAAACACCACAAGGGAATTACAAAGTTTAGATTTGGCGTTGAAAAATGTAACTGAAACGCAATCTAATTTTGCAGAACAACAAACATTTATCGGTGCTACTGCTGAAAAATACGGACTTGAAATAAATAGTTTAACAAAACAATTTACTCAATTTTACGTTTCTGCAAAAGATAAATTAGCAAATACCGAAATACAACAGATATTTGAAGATACCGCAAGCGCAGTTTCTGCTCTTGGTTTACCATTAGAAAATCAAGAGAAGGCGTTTTATGCTATGAACCAAATGATGTCAAAAGGTACAGTTCAAGCAGAGGAATTGAGAGGACAATTAGGCGATGCGATACCTGGCGCATTTGCAACTATGGTAAAAGCCTACAATGAATTGCACCCAAAACAACAAGTAACAGAGGCACAATTTGCTGGATTAATGAAAAAAGGGCAAATATTAGCCAATGAAATATTACCTGAATTTGCTAAACAATTAAAGAATGCAACAGGAGGAGAAGCTGGGGCGCAAATATCAACACTCAACAAAGAAATAAACAAATTAAGTAATGAGTGGGTTTTATTTGTAAGAAGTTTAAATAGTGGCAAGAATGAGTTAGGTGGTTTTTTTTCTTGGTTTATTGGCGAAGCAAGATTTGCTTTGAAATGGTGGAGAGAGTTTTTTGATGAATATAATGTAAGTTGGAAAAATATATTGTTACCTACTATGCTTCTTGAAAAAGATATGTATAGACAAAGAGAAAAACAACTTAACGGAATATTTGAAACTAATAAAAAGACATCACAAGCCAGCTTAAAGTATATGACCGATGAAATCCAAAAGCAAAAATATGTAACAGACGGCCTAAAAACACATAATGCGGAAATAAAAAAACTACAAGAGGAGTATAAAAAAGCAAAAGAAATAAATAAAACTATAAATGTAAGAGGTAGATTTGATAAAGGTTTGTATAGTGCAGAAAACAAAGAACAGTTTGAGCAATTTAAAACAAATAAAGCGAGAATGTCGGAAATAGCAGAGCAAATAAGTGCAAGAAAAGGTCTTATTGCTGGTTTGACTATTACTAATAAAACTTCAAGTGAAGAAGAAGTAAAAGGCGATGAAAAAGTAAAAAAATCTAAAAAAGAAAAAATCGACTTAACCTTTAAAGAAATAGACAGCTTATACCAACTACGCAAAGCACAAGCCGAAGCGAGAATAGACCAAAGTGCAGATGATGAAAGCAAAACATTTCAAGAGCGTTTGATTTTATTAAAAGAGCATACCGATGCTAAAATATCCGAAAATGAGTTATATTATGACCACGAAACGGCAATAGCGTTAAAACAATATCACGATGACTTAAAGCGAAATAATGACGCATTTAGAGAAAAAGGAATAAATGCAACAGAACACGCCGAGAACATCAAAGATATAAACAGCACTTTAAATAATACACTTAATAGATTAGACCTTGAACGAGGGGAGAAAGTAAAATATATTTTAAAAGGGGGTGCAGATGCGACAACGCAAATGGCAAATGAGCAAAAACGCATCACTTTTGAAATGAACCAACTAATTTTAAAGAACGAGCAAGAGAAGTACAAAGCCATAGCTGACAACGAAAGGTATAGTATGACTGCACGCCAAGAGGCATTTAAGCATTGGTTAGCATTAGAACAAAAACGTTTAGAAGCTGAAAAGACTTTAAAATTAGCACAAGAGCAAGACCCACTTAAAAAAGAAGCAATAACGCAGGAGTATGATTTGTTGCTTGCGAAATTGGGCGAAATGGAAACGCCATTAGCAAAATTTAAAAAACAGTTGAATGATGCTTTTGAGAGTGATGCTTTGCAAACAATGAATAAACAGTTGCAAGAACTTGGGGCGACTTCTTTAAGTAAATTATTAGATTTTACAGTCTCGGCAGACGGTAAAATTGAAAGTACTTTTATGCGAATGGCAGAAGCATTAAAAGGGTCAGGGCAAGAGTGGGCATTATACGCTGGTACAATAATAGGAGTAATGCAAGATGCTTATAATTTAATAAACCAAAGCAATCAAGCCTATTTTGACGAGCAAAGAAGCCGAGCAGAAGCGCAATATGAATATCAATTACAATTTGCAAATGGGAATGTAGAAGCTGAAAAACAATTAGCTGATGACTTGGCTAAACGCAAAAAAGAAATAGCAAACCAAGAAGCAAAAGCAAAAAAAGAGCAAACAATATTCAATATTATTATGAATACAGCGCAAGGGGTTACAAGTGCGTTATCTATGTTCCCACCAAATATACCGCTGGCTATTGTAGTTGGTGCATTAGGTATAGCGCAATTATCTATGGTTGCATCACAAAATACCCCTCAATATGCCAAAGGTCGTAAAGGTGGTAAAGCGGAACTTGCTATAACAGACGAGCGAGGCGCAGAGATACACACCGATAAATACGGTAACATAAAAGATTACGGAAGTGATAAAGGCGCAAGATATAAATGGTTAGCAGAGGGCGATAAGATATATACCGCAGAGGAAACTATGCGCTATCAAAAAGCATTTGCCGAAAGTGTAAGCTCTCCAAAACATATTTTTAGTAGTCAAAATACCACTACAACGATTATACGAGAGCAAATACCAACACAAGAAGTAAGTGTAAATATTGATAAAAATGGCATCAATACCACAATAAGAAATATCTCTAAAACAGCCGAAGTGCAAAATAATTATTATAGAATAAAAGGTTTTAAAGCGTAAAAATATGAGTTGTTTTAACTTTGAATATTACTTAAATGATGTACAGATATTTGAGCCGTTTAATTTTGACGGTGCAAATATTAAAATAGAGCAAAAAGAAAATAGTTTTGCTCGTGATGTTTATTTGTTTAACGAGGGCGTGGAATTATCTTTTTTTAAGGGCGAATTTACAGGCGGTTTAACACACGGTTTTGATTTAATTACAAGTGCTATAAACGAAAAAGGCGCAGACGCAGATATTAGTTTTAGTATAAAAAACAATGGAGTTTCTTATTTTTTAGGTCGTTTAGACTTGGAAAATATGATTACTGACGGAGTTAATTTTGTAAAGGTAAAGACTATTGATGAGGGCGGTCGTTTCTTGTTTAAAAGAGATTTTGAAACCAAAAAGAAAATAGAGCTTACACCTTTAAAAGTTTTGTTAAAAGCAAAACCAGTAGAGCAGATTAGTGAGTGGGTAACTGCGTATCCTATTACAGTTATAAGTGGTATGCAATTATTTTATAATTCACTTGGCAATCTATATTCATTAACAACAATTAATGCTGGAATAAATGCTTTATCACTTATAAAATCGAATATTAAAAATTCTGTTATTCCATTTTACTCTACCACTCCTGTGCAAACATATTTAGATAGAAATTCTGTTTTAAGAGAAGTGCCAATAAATAATAATTCAAAATATGTAATAAGTGCTACTACATTAAGTAATCTAACTATTAATGTAAAAAATATAATTGGGAAAGCTATTTTAAAAAATCTATTTGGGTTAGGTTCAGGGACAAACGTATATACAAATATAAATAGCAAGTATAAATTAGTGATGCTTGTGTCTGATGGAGATATAATTGCAGGTAATTTTGATTATTATGTTTTATGGGAAACAAACCTATATTTAAGTGGGTTATTTTCTGAAGTAATAGAAGAAAATATACCAACAAATATTGATTTTTCATTAAATGAAATATCGCAAGGACAAAGATTACATTTTTATTTTATATCAGAGCCAACAGCCAATACAAATACAAGTATATATTCATTAGAAAGAGTAGATAGTTTTATTGAGTTACAGCAATGTGAAATTACAATTACATCTACATCAACAGCTATAAATTCGGTAATAGAAACGCATCGATGGAAAGAATTAATGAGTGCTACATCAAATTTACCTGTAAATGCACCACGATTTGAAGATGGGGGCGAGTTCTACGATGTAGTTTTAACAAATGGTTATGGCATACGATCAATAAGAGGTAAAGACATTATAACCACAACCAAAAATGTGTTTGATATTGATTTTATGGCTATGGACTACCAAATAAATAACGATGTAGTAGAAGTAGCCACGTTTGATGAGTTTTACCCTGAAAATCAAACTATAAACATTGAAGAATTAACAGCGGATAGCATCGAGTACACACCAAACAAACGTTTTCGTTTAAGCGATTTGAAGTTTGGCTATAAGAATTTCGAGCAAGACCGTGACGAGCAAAACACACTTGACAGCGTACATACTTATAGCGAGTGGAAAATGCCAAACAAGTACACACAAGGAAAATTTGAACGCACAACAGATATAATCTTTGACCCTTATAAAATAGAGAGTTCAAGACGTTTAGGATTTGAAGATAGAACAAAAAACAGCTCTTTGAGTGATGATGACGACTTGTTTGGAATTTCTATAACAGGAATAGGCAACGAAATATATCAAGAATATAAAGGTACATTTGCGCAAAACACAAGCGGTAATGAATTACAATTACTTACAAATGCTTTTAGTTGGTACAGTACAGGCATAGAAGTAGGCAGTAATGTAACTATAACAGGAAGCAACGCTGGAACATACACAGTTATTGAGATTAACAATATAGGTAACATTCTTAAATTATCGGGAACAAATAATGGCGCAAATGTAGAGGAAGTTTTAACCATAAACTATACACTTACAGGGGTGTTATATAAAAGTAGAACATTTGAGGGTTTTGGAACAATAGACGGAGTAGCCAACCCAACAAACTATGGGAACTTAATCTTTCAGCAAAAAAGAATTATTAATCGTTGGTTAAGATATTTGGCAACTGTTAAGAAATACTATCCAAACGACTTAATAAAACAAACCTATTTTAAAAATAATAAGTTTTTAAAAGTTGATGGCATAGATGACAGTACAGATTTTGACGCTACAAACCCTATATTAAACGAAAATATTGTAAAAATAGAGGCGAAATGTAGCTTTGTAGATGCTTATTTCATCGCCCAAGAAATGGTAAGAAGAAGAACAGACGGAAGTATAGGAGGTTTTATAACTATTGACGGTATATCTGGTTTTATCAAAGATTTTGAGTACAGTTTTGGAACAGGAATGTTAAGTTTAACGTTAGAGTTAAAAGAAATAGGCTATTTAATTTCGCAATCTGACGAGTATATTTTAGCTCAAACAGGCGACAATATTCAATTACAATAAAAATATTATATTTATTTAGATTAAATAAAAATAAAAGTTTATTTTTGTATAAACAATTTAGCAAATGGACTATTCATTTATAAGTTTTTTCGGTAGCATTAATCAAGATTTATTCGAGAGCAATGCAACACAAATAACAAGGTATAATGACATACACTTGTTGCCGAATGAGCGTTATTTGTTTTACACAAATATAAACGGTGGATATACATTACAAGGCACGAATGTATTTGAGTTTGTGGATTGTGCTAATAATGTTTTAGGGGTGGCGAATGTAACAGTTTACCAACTGTTAAATAATCAGTTTATTTGGGAATTGTTGCCAAGTAACAACGATTTTTTCAACAATCCTGTAAGATTAAGATTGAATAATGAGTTGTGGAGCAATCCATTTATCTATTCTACTTATCGAGCAAGTGAAACTGTAAGAATAGATTTTAAAGATAAATGCGAGTTAGACGGTGTAGGTTATGACTTTTTATCAGTAATGCAAGGTGTAAGAGTGAAGTTGTGGCTTGAAAAACCCGAAGTAAATACCCAAGTAACAGAATACACTACATTATACGGCACAAGAGTAGGCGCACGACCTATAAGTACATTAGAGTGTAATTTTATAGGGGATTTCATAACTAATAAAACCTATTTAGCACTAACACACGCTTTGAAATGTGATGTAATTTATATCAACGGAAAACGAGCAACAGACAAAGCAACGCCGAAATGGAGCGACGCCTATGCTATTGATTTCAATCAAAAGAAAATAGATTTTAAAATGGCTTTCAATATGAATGATACTTTTGATTATTCACAAGTACAGATTATGGGCGATTATGACAGCAACGATTATGATAATGATGATTATTTAGTAAATATATAACTATGGCACTAACAAAAACAGGGTTACAAACATTAGTAACCACTAATTTACCCGATAACACAAAAATACCAGCTATACAACATAGAGAGGTTGAAAACGAGTTGATAGATAGTATTTACGGAAGCGTACACACACAATCTGCGGTAGGTGGTAATATACCTTATTCAATAAGAATAGAAAAAAGGGGCGATTTGTGTTTTATATCAGGAGAAGTTGAAAACGGAACTCCACAATCAATGCAAGTAGGCACAAACATATTTAACATTACAAATGTAAGTTTTGCACCAGCAAGCACTCAATACATACCTATAACAGCAAAAGAGGGCGGTTCAAGTTCTGTTATTAAAATAACTTCGACTGGTGTTGTTACATTAAATGCTTTGTTATGGCAATTTACACCAATGGTTTTTAGTACTCACTATAAAATTACAGAATAATGAATTTAGTTTTAACACCACAAAATTTAATAAGTCCAGCATTAGCAAATAACCTTTTAGGAGAGTTTGCTAATTTTAATAAACCTTATGCTTATGTAGTAACCGCTGGAAGTGGAACAGCAACAAACACAGCTATATCAGGTAATCAGTTATTTGGCTATTTGACAATGAGTGCTACACCAACAAGTACAAGTTTATTAAAATGGAAAGCAATAGGCAGTGAGTTTGAAAAAACAATAACACAGACAGGATACTATGTATTGTCTTTTTGGATATACAAAAACAACCCAAACGCAAGTTTATACTATAATGTAGAAGTTTTTACAAATGGCAACCTATACGAAACATTAGAATTTACAGCCGACAGCTCTTTTCAAAATGGCAAATGGAATTTAGTATCTCAAAATATACTTTTAAACGCTGGGGATTTATTAGATTTTAGATTTAGCACTCAAACAGATATACCATCAACAAACATACAAATAGACGGGTTTAAACTTGAAAAAAACAATGTTAATCAAGGTTTACCTACAATTTATGTAGAGGGTGTAACTGAAATAGCAGAAGAAAATATAATATCTATACCGTCAATAGCTATTAATGGTAGTTATAAAGTAGTATTAGCTTTAACGGGTGTTATTCAAAATGAAATTAACGGTTATGTAGTAATGAGATATAGCGATAATATTATTGATAACGATATTCTTGTAGGCTATCCTTGTGTAACAGCAGATAACGAGGTTTCTGTTATGCTACACAATTTGTCAGGTGGTGCAACACCAGTTATAACAGATGCTACATTTTATTTAAAATTGATAAAATAATGAATTTATTTGGGAAGAAAGTAACACAATTCAGCGAGTTACAAAATATACCTGATAATGCTATATTATATATAGTGTATAATGGGATAGATTATAAAGTAACAAAAGCAAATTTATTAGCTGGTTTAAGTGGTGGCGGTGGAACAACACCAACACTACAAGAAGTTACTGATGCTGGAACAGTTACGACAAATGATGTGCAAGTAGCAGGAATTGTTTTAACTGATTTAACATCATTGGTTGGCGATATACAAATCATAAATAGTGGAGCATTTGAATTATTTGTAAACACCAATTCAGGGATTAAACCTCTTTTAAATCTCGCATTAGGGCAAATAGAGGTATCAAGTCTAAATGGGAAAACAGTTTCTATATTTACAAATACAAATGGAGATAGTCAGCTTTTAGCACCTGTTACAACAGGAATAGAAACCATTGCAACAGAAAGTTATGTAGATTTTATAGCCTCACAATTTGCTACAACATCACAAGTAGTAAATGTATTGAAACATAATGTAACTCCAAATAAACTTACAGCTTCCGCAAACACAACAGAAACAGTTTTAGATAATTACGACTTAGGTGTTGGGTTTTTAAGTAATTATGACAGATTAGTTATTGAATGTAATATTATAAAAAATGTAGCAGTTAATGGTGGCGCACAAACATTTTTTTACTTGTCAAAAGTAGCAAATTCAATAGCGGTAGGAGATGCTGTTAAAATAGCCACATCAACAGCATTAGCATCAGGAGGCGGAATAGGTTTTTTCAAAAGAGGTTTGTGGAGGTTAAACAATAAATTATACACAAAACACCCTGTTACAATAGCAAATAGTAACGAAGAAGCAAATGCAAATAACATACCAGTTGTGGCTCTTGATGATGCAGATATACATAATTATAGATATTTAGTTGTAACATCTACATACATAGGTACAGGCTTCCCAAATACAATGCAAAACAATATTTTAGTATATAAATATCCATCAATTTAAACACAAATAAAATGAAAAAAACAATCGCATTTTTAACAATCGTAAGCGCATTTATTGATACAGTATTTGAGCTTAATTTATTAGAGAGTATAGGTATAACGGGCGTTTATGCTGGTTATGTAAAGTTTTTTGGTTTATTAGTTAGTACAACTTTGGCTTATTATACACCAGCACCAACAAACAAAGACGATATAGGAGGCACAAACCAACCAGCGCCAAAAGATGAAAAATAAATGAAACTAAAACATTACATATTACTTTTTATAATTCCTTTATCAGAAATAAAAGCTATATTTTACAATTCCGATTTAAAAGTAGATTGGTATTTGTTTAGCGATAATAAAAGGTATTTGTGTAATGTAGTAGAAGACTATTCCAATATAATTATATTCTGCATCGTTTTTTGGAATTTAATTAAAAAACCCGATGCAACAACAAGAGAAATAGCAAAGTATTTATTAATTTTAAACGCTCTTGATTTAATTCATTTAGGATTATTAGATATGCAGTATTTCATATTTATAAAAGTCATTTTAACTTATTTTATATGCACCATTTTAAAGAAATTATACATTTTTTAGACTACACATTTGCGATTGTGTGGGGGGTTACTGTTTACGATTTAGCTATTGCTGTAAATATAGGTACTGTATTTTCTACAATAGACAATACAATTAAATTGGCTTTTGCATTTATAGGTTTAGTTTATACAGCAGTTAGATTACATCATTACTATCATATTTCAAAACTTGACCGAGAAATAAAAAAAGAGCAGTTGGAAAAAATAACGAAAGAAAATGACAAAATATAAATAAATTTATCATAAAACTATATAATATGAAACTATATTTAAAAAGAATACACAAAACAGAACATTCTACTATTGGAGAGTTATATATTGATGGTAAATTTCAATGTTATACTTTGGAAGACGTAGAACGAGAAGTAAAAATAAAAAATGAAACAGCGATACCAAAAGGAACTTACAAAATAGTAATAACTTATTCAAATCGATTTAAAAAACAATTACCTCTACTTTTAAATGTACCAAACTTTGAAGGAATTCGTATTCACTCGGGAAATACAAACCACAATACAGAAGGTTGTATATTAATAGGACAAACAAGAAGTAATGATTTTATAGGTAGTTCAAGAAATGCTTTTAATGAGTTATACAAAAAAATAAAGAATGAAAAAAACATTGAAATTACAATAGAATGAAAAATTGGAAACTTTATATTTCGTTAATAGTTATAGGAATGCTTATAATAGCACTAATTCGTCAATGCAATAGCGAAGCGCCAAAAGTAAAAAACAAAGGCGCATTTGAGCCTAAAACAAATATTAAACACATTGTAATACACGATACTGTAACTTCAAAAGAAATTGTATATAAATATTTGTCAAAAAATGACAAGTCAAACTTTTATCAAAAGCAAATAGATAGTTTACTTGCTTCAAATGAAAAAATGAATACAGAATTTGCAGACGCAACAGATAGCTTACAAAAAGAGTTATACAAAAAAGCTATATCTATAAAAGCATTTCAAGAACATTTTAATAATGATACCATAAATATTGAAGTAAACGGATTGGTTAGTGGCGAGGTAAAGGCATTAAATGTAAACTATGAATTGACTTTTCCTAAACAAAAAGAGGTAGTATTTAGGCTTATTGGTGGTGCTGGTTTCGGTATAAACAAAGATTTAAACCAACCGTTATATAAAGTTAATATCGGCTACCAAACCAAAAAAGGCAAAATATACGATGCTTCTTATTTAAGAATAGGAACGCAACAATATGGTGTTTTGTCTTTGAATGCGCCTATATTCACTATTAAAAAGTAATTAAAACTGCGAAAACCATTTTTGATAAGGTATGTAGTTATAATTACTGTCTTTTTTTAGTTCTTGCCATTGTTTTATTGTCATTTCTTTGATAGTAGGTTGTAGCGTTTTTTTATTAACTGCTACTACTTCTATAATTGTTTCGGGTGGTAAAATAACACTTGCCATAAATTAATATTACGGCAAGTGCCGTTACTAAAACAATAAATAATACAAAAACTAATACAAATGTAATAATATATTTTTAATTATAACAAATATAGTAAATTACTTTTAATTAAACAAAAAAGCTACCAAAATTGATAGCTTGTGAATTATGATTTCTCACATAAAAGGGGTTAATTTGATTATCATTATCTTAATTTTATGACATACAAACTATTTTGTTTATCATTTTTGTATATCAAAATAGATAAAAAATCTATTCTGTTTTAATTTTATAATTATATTTTTCCATTGCTAATAATTCGCCTTTGCTTGGTGGTTGATTTTTAAATTCCACCCAAACCTTGCGCCATTTACTAAAATAGTAGGTTATCATAATTCTTTTTTATTTTTTTGTAATTTCAATGCTTTATTGTATCCTAAAAGATAACCACTTTTAAAACTACGTTTGTCAAAGTTTTTATGTTTCAATAATTTTAATTTCTTTTTAATTTCATTTATTAGTTCAGTGCTATTCATTGTTTTGCATAGTTAATTCATTACCTGTTAAAGCAAAATATAAGTTTTGAAGTTGGTGTACATAATCACATTTAGAAATAAAAACATCTCTAAATTTATTGTGACTGTCATATTGTGCTAAAAAAATATGATTATTAATTAAATCAATACCTATCATTCTATTGTATTCTATATTTTTGATTTTAGAAATCCAAACGTCATCAATTTCAAACCCAAATTTAAAAAGCCATTCTTCTGTTAATGGTATCGGGTTAGTATCAATAGTTCTTTTATAATTAGTTCTATCCCAATCATTAACACTTCTCTCTAAACTATCAATAATTGTGATTTTACCATTTTGATAAATTATATTACCAATTCTATAATCGCTTGCTTTTATCATAATTTATTTGTTTTAGTGTTTTACAAATTTACAAAAGATTTTGTATAGTTTTGACTTAATTTAAGTAAATTAACGTCTTGAACTACTAAACTATTGTAATGTTTTACTACCATTTCTTTAATGATTTTATTGTATTGTGATGTTACTGTTATGTCTTTCACGTCAAGAAAACCACTTATTTTTTTTAAAGCGTGAATTACTGTTGAGTGGTCACGATTTATTACAAGTCCAACTTTTACCGATACAGTTTCTGTCTTATGATATGCAATATAGCAATATATATGCCTTGCAATTACTACTTTTGATTTTCTTGATTTTCCTTTTATTTCAGCTTCTGGAATGTTTAAAACATCAGAGCATATTGATAATATGGTTTCGGGGGTCATAGTTTAATTATTAAAATTATTGTTTTATTTAATTTTACCACATTTAATACATTGGTGTTTTATTCTTGGCTTAACAATTTTTGTTTTAAATACTCTTATGTTATCGAACATTTTTATTTATTTTTTAGTTATCTAATATACGAAAATTATTTTAATATTTCGTTGGTTTTGTTTATTTTCTCATTGATTTACCTTTGAATTATCTCCAATTTTCGCCTTTTACATCGTCTGTTTTTACAGGTAACCAATTATTATCAACAGTAAAAGAAAATGTTTCAAATTTTTTACCTCCTCTAACTCTTTGGCAAGTTACACTTGAATAATCGCCCTCGTCTTTTACTATTGTTACCATTTCACATTTTTGTTGCAGTATAGTTCCTAAATGCCCTCTTGCTTTATCGCTATTAGGGTTTAAGTGTAGCACTCCTGTAATATGACATTTTGAGATTGTGCTGTATCTCATTAAATCACGAGTGAAGTCTTTGCACTCAACTTGATTATTGAAGTCATCTACACAATCCACAAAACCGTCAATAGAAACTATACCTAAATTGTCTTTATACTCACTTTCAGTAAAAAGCCATTCCAAATAACCTCTTATTTCTTTTGAGGTGTATTCTCTTAAATTTACAGCTTTGTACAAAGGATATTCTGCGCCTACCATTTTAGGTATTCTTGAAGCACTTAACCAATTATCGTATTTATCTTGTTCGGTGTCAATATCAATGATATACTTGTCTTTTAAATTATGCCCTTGTATATCATTGTTAAAAACGCTTGCTCTACCACCTATTGCGCAACTCAATAACATTGACTTGAAAAATGTTTTACGAGCTTTTTCCTCTCCTTTTATCATTGATATATTGCCGTAAGTTCCAAAACGTAAAGGATAGTGATGCCCATTGTACGCCACACTATCAAACCCAACAGAAATAGCCAAAGGCGGTCTTTCGTATGTTTTGTTCAAGTCAATTATAGAGCTTTTATGTACTGCTTTAAAATCTATTTTAGTTTCAGTATTTTCTGTAACTGTTATTTTCTCAAACATTAGTCTAAATTTTTATAGTTGTGAATAGCAAGCGTAATAGTTGTGTTTACCAATGAAATTACATTATCAATATCCCAAGTATCAAATACTTCTAAAAACTCTTTTACATCTACATTTTTAAAAGTTTCTTTGTTTTGCAAAATGTTTTCTTTTAATTCATTTACGCTTTGACCATTAAAACACGTTTCTTTAATGTTTAAGGCTTCAAAATAATTATTTAACTCCATATATCGTAATTGTATAAATAATTGCTCACACGCATTTAAAACGCTTGTAGAGGCTAAATATTTATTTACTTCCTTTTTTGCAAATTCTATATCATTGTATTTTGCTGTGTAATCTTTTAAAGTCAAAATATAAAGTTTAGCAAATAATCTGTTTTCCTGTGTTGTTTTTTCTATTGTTTTATTAAAAGTTTCTACAAGAAAATTAAAAGCCTCTAAATCGGTGTTATTAGGTTTGTTTCCTTTCGATAAGGTAAAGCCTAATCTATTGAAAGCATCTTTTGTTGTTTTTATTTCGTACATAAAACTAATTTTTTAAGTTTTTCATTATTCTTGCCCAGCTTGTAAAGTGGTATTTATATTCTTTTAACGTTTCTTTTACTTCTCCAGAAGTAATTAAATGTAGGTTAAAATCATTTAACGCATATTGCATTTTGTCAAGTGGTATTTTAACTTGCATTGCTACGGTTTCTAAAAATAATTGATTATTTAAACATTCTTTTTTGAAAATTTCATTTTTGCTTAAATTAGTATCATTATTTATATCTTTATCTTTAGTTTTATTTTCATTTATATATAGCTTAAGCATTTGCTTAAGCATTTGCTTATCCTTATGCTTATCTATTTGCTCACTATCTAACGTATATAAATAGCTTTTTAACTTAAAAATATAAGCATCGCTAAACCCATCAATGCTTTTAGCTAATTTGACAATAACACCAATATTACCAGACTTTTGCCTTTTATCTTTAAACTGTTCACGATTAGTAATTATTTGTTTTGCAAAATTATTTTCTAATCTATTATTTTCATTTTGTTTAAACTTTTGCTTAAGCACTTGCTCATACATTTGCTTAAACCTTTCAAACTCAGAAAATTTAACTCCTGCTAAAACTGCCAATTTTTCTATATCATTTGGCAAGTCTTTTTTATCATATTGATGCAAAATTAAGTTTAAGTACCAACCTCTCACATCGCTATCCATTTCTGCTGTTGCAGATAACCAAGTATCAATATAAAATAAACACGCTGGGTCTTTCATAATTAAAAACACAAAACCTTAAAAGTTTCGAGGTGGTGGCTCTACTCCTTTTAAGGTTTATTATTCAAGTGTTGTTCTCTTAATGTAATAAATCCACCACAGATATTACATAGCAAATATAGTAAATTATTTCTAATTACAACTATTTATTAATAATAATTTCATAAGTAGTGCACATATTCCCACCAATAGGGCAAATTTTACGTCCTGTTTCTTTTACTTTCTTTTTTCGTACAAGTTCCGACATTCTGCGACCTACTCTATTTGCATTTGACCAAAATAATTCATCTGCTATTTGTAAATAAGTTAGGTCGTGTTCAAACCCTGTAAGGTTATATGATTGTTTAGCGCAGTAGTGTTCAAAAAGCACACTCAAAATGTGTTTACTACTAGTTTCTCTTGATTTTTCGCTGTTTAAATAAGCGAGTAGTGATGTTTCTTTCATTGTTTTAGATTTTTAATTAATTTTTCAAAAAATATACACTTATTACAAGTCCTAAAATACTACCTATACAAGCACCAAGTGAATAAACAAGTCTATCTCGTAAAGTTCCAAATGCTACTTTTTTTACGTTAAAACTCCAAATAAGCGAAATTACAAACGAGCAAAAAGCAACTCCTAAATAATATCTTTGTGCTATAAAATAAGTGTTTATAACTACAAATAAAACCTGTGTAAACCCTGTTATAAATAGTTTCATTAAAATAAACGTGTTTGTGATTTAAAGTCATTAAAACGCTTTTCTTGTTTCTCATAGTATTCCGCATCAATTTCAAATCCTACAAAGTTGAACCCGCCTTTATACGCTGCTATCCTACTGCTTCCACTTCCTAAATGAGTATCTAAAATCAAATCATTTTCTTGAGTTTTGCAATACTTAAACATCCATTCATAAACGTAAATTGGTTTTTGTGTTGGGTGAAACCTATCTAAATCCATACTCGATTTCTTCATTATTTTAGCAGGTTTATCAAGTGAAGTCCAAACCAATTCACAAGCGGAAAGCGTTGGCATATCTTGTTTTTTATCCCAACAAACAAAACCTCTTGTATTCGGTAAAAACTCAAGAAAAT